TTGAAGGCAACATCATAAAATGAAAAAGTTTACTGAAATAAGAGAAGCAAGGCGGTCTGCACAAGACCGTCTTTCCGCACGTGCGGCGAAACATGGTCTTGGTTCTCAGAAGAGACTAGACAAGATAAAGAAGGCTTCTGACTTTTTCAGTAAGCCACCACCATCTTTCTCTAAGGACGAACTGAAAAAGATGGGGTATGCGGTTGAATCATCAAAAGTGCCTGCTGGTATGAAGTTTATTGCGTCCTATGTTTACAAGGATGCGAATGGTAAAGATCACACTCACCGTCATCTCCGCAAAGGTTCTAAGATGAACGACCCTGTTGTTGTATACATTGATGATAAAGAGTGGAAGACCTTTCAATCATTCACCAAGGCAAAACAAGCAGCCATCAATCACATCAAAGGTATGAAAGAGTCGATAGACGAAGCATCGTCGCCTGCACAACAAGCCGCGATCGCTATTGCCAAGAAGGCGGATAAGGTGGTCAACGAGGGCATCAATGTCAAGAGCATTGACATATTCAAGGCTGCCGCAAAAGATTTCGCCAAGAACAAGGACATCAGCTTCCAGTCAATCGCAGATGCACTATCTACGATCGCGACGATGGTGAGATCGTTGAGTATGAGTAAGACCGGACAAGGTGCTGCTAAGTTTGAGAAGATCATCTCTCAACAGGAAGTCCGAATCAACAACATCATCAACAAGACGATGTATGGTAAAGGTGGTGCTACTCCAGAAGGAAGAGAGATCAAAAAGATTCTCTCTAAACACGGACTTGACCGCACATTCAACGGATTGATTTTCAACTCCGTAGACGAAGCATACTACCGTGGTCAACGCAAGGCGACACCAAAGAAACAGGAACCAACAAAGATGGGTTCCAAATCAGGTTCAGGTTATGACCTTTACCACAAGTCCTACACCGCTGCGTTACAACACGCATACGCATGGGCGAAGAAACAAGGTCACATAGTAGATCCAGACGACATCGATTCGAAGGTTGCGTCTGGTCCAAAGAAACCAAGTGAGGGTCGCACTAACAGTTTCACATTGAAACTCAAGGATAACCCTAAGAAGATGCTTGCTGTCCAAGTGTATGGTATGGGTGGTGGCAAGTACGAACTCAACACGTACATCACATAGGACAGTTATGAGCAAATCGAAGAAACCACGTAACAAGAAGATGTCTGCGGCAAAGAAAGAAAGACTGCAACAGGCGACCGATAACAACTATGGCGGGACTAATTTTAACCCTATAAATAATAAAGTTAAATCAGTCAATCCAGTTGCCGGAACGAAGGTATTTCGAGGCGCATCAAGAGGAAGCTAAAGAAAGTGAAAGATTTTTTTGAATTGAGAGAAAACAAAGATAAGTTTGTCGTAAAGTATGCGATGTCAAAGAAAGGACCGATTCGCACGATGCCTTTCCACCTATTAGTGTACGCCAAGAAATTCCTTGCTGATAAGGAAAAAGAAGGGTACAAGGGCATTATTTCTAAAAACGGCAAACCTGTAAAGGAGTCGGTCGATCTTGATGAAGCGAAACTTTCTGATATGGGAATTCACAACAAGATTAAAGATCGGAATCTTCTTATCAAAGCAATTAAGACTGCCGAAAAGATGGGCGGTAATATGACAGGTGCTGTTCGCGAGATTGAGAAGATGCAGAAAGGTCTGTCTAAACACAAGGCTGTACAAGCTGCACTTCGTCAAGCAAATGAGTCGACGGAATAATGAAAAAATTCAAACAGTACGTAGAAGAAGGTTGTTGTGAGGCGTGTAAGTCTCTCGACGAAGAGTTAGAACTAACCGAAGCAGAGTATCAGGGTAAAACTGTAACCCTAAATAAACCTGTACGTGGTGGTTCTAAGAAGTTCTACGTATACACAAAGAACGAGAAGGGTAATGTCGTGAAGGTCTCATTCGGTGATCCGAACATGGAGATCAAGAAAGACAACCCTGCTCGTCGTAAAAGTTTTCGAGCTAGGCACAATTGTGCAGATCCTGGCCCGAAGTGGAAGGCACGCTATTGGTCGTGTCGCGCATGGTAATTGATTGTTATAAATAGAAACAAACCTAAATCATAAGTCAACTAATTATATTACATTAAGTTATAATTATCATATGACTTATATCATCAATACTAATGGGCTGATCGAAACATGGCAGATAACAACCAGATTTTACAAGAGCATGTGCAACGTGAAGAGCAACGCCTCGCAAGGATCGAGGATAAAATAGACAAGCTTTCCGATGCAATGATTGATCTTGCAAGGGCGGAAGAAAAGCTTATTAACATTGAAAAGGCAAACTCACAACACTTTGAACGAATGAATCGTTTTTCGGCAAGAATGGATGAAATCGAGGACAATGTTCAGGAACAAGGTAAGACGGTTAAGGTAATGCAATATATTATTACATTATCCGCAACTGTTTTTGCTGGTGTTGTTGTGAAGATGTTTTTTGATGCATAACAACCAACGGAGACTATGATGTCAGATATCAATAAAATTATGGAGGCGTATTTGGGAATGGTCTCCGAGCCTCAGGCAGAGGAAACTCTAGAGGAAAAGAAAATCGGTAATATGGGACCATACGGTATGGCCACTATTACTAAGGCACTCGCTGCAAACGGAATCAAAGGCGCTAAGGCAATTGGCGTAAAAGATTTCTTGAGAAAGAGTGGCACTGTTAACGAAGAAGTCGAAGAAGAACTCGACGAAGCGTGTGGTAAAAAGTCTTACAAAGAAGGACAAGAAGAATGTCCTAAGTGTGAAGGCGAAGGTTGTGATCACTGCGATAACAAAGGTTACCACGAAGTATCAGAGAAGAAACTTGATCCAGTAGACGATAAAGAGAACGACAAGAAGTTCAAGAATCGTAAGGACAAGGACATCGACAATGACGGCGATGTAGATTCTTCGGACGAATACCTACACAAGCGTCGTGCTGCAACTGACGATGCAATCGATGCAAAGGATGATGAAGAGAATCCAGTTAAGAAGAACCCTAAGACGGCTGACAAGAAGTCAGAGATCTCTAAGATCGAGAGTCTAGACCTTCGTTCTGATTTTGAAAAGATGTGGTCAGAAATGGCTGAAGCGATTGACCCTAAGAAAGGTGCAACTGCTCCAGAGAAGCATGATGATCACTCATCTGACCACGACAAGAAAGTCATCGGTATGCATAAGAAGTCTGATAAGAAAGTCGAAGACGAAGAAGAAAAGTCTCACGATACAGTCTTCAAGGCAGCAGGTAAGGACATGAAGCAATCACCTGCTCGTAGTGGTGCAGACAACTTGTCAAATGGCGATAAGTCTATCGTTAATCCAGTAAAGGGTAAGTAATATGATTAAAGCTCCATCGTGGTGTAAAGATGCCGTACCAAGCACAAAAGGTTGGCATCATCCAAGAACTTGCGAACTACTAAAGTCACAAAGTTTTACACAAGAACAGGTTGACGAATGGCATGGTCCAAAGAAAAAACCTGCTAAGTCAAAACCAGTTGTAGAACCTGTAGAAGATGCACCTTACATCTTTGAAGTAAAAGACTCAGAGTAAAAATTTCCCAGAGTTTGAAAAGAACCGTCGCCTTATCTTAAAAAGTCGACGGTTTTTTGTGTGTCCGAAAAAAAGAACTAAATAAATGCGAAGACTTGAAGTTTGTAGACCCATATTATGAAGTTAACCAAAAATAATTTGATCGTGTATGCTGCAAAACATTACTACAACCCTAAGCATATTGACGGTGAAGAGTTCTTTGACGATCTAAAACGATTTAAGTATGTCAAACGACTAATCAATCGGTATCACCAGAACGGTGATTTGGCCGAACGTCTTATCCTCAATCATCTTATCGTAATCTTTAATGTATTTGGTCATGAAGCAGGCGTTGAGATGTTGGCACTTAAGATACCGCTTGAACAGTGGCCCACACTGAAACCTTTTCTAGTGTTTTTACGTGCCATACGTTCTGAAGACATTACAGGTATAGAAATGGATAAATACGTAATAGAAAAATTGAGAACACTCTAATGGGAATTCTAAAGTCAGCGGCGGACATCGTCTATACAATTCGTTTTCTAAAACTACTCGTGACTAAGTTCGAGGACACCAACGCGTTTAAAGCTGGCATCATCGACGCGGACGGTAATAAAAGAAAAGATTTCTCTATGGACACGATGGATAATCGTGATGCCTATCGTTCGCACTACACTGCGTTTCACCGTCTCGTATTTAATCTCAAAAGACTTATGGCAAAAGTGCCTGGCGGTTCATCTGTTGTTGCGCGTTATGGTGCAGCTCTTGCGTTGATTAAAGAACACGGCGAACTATCCGACAATCAACTCCAAAAAATACACGAAGAAACTGGAATCGACATCATGGATGTGCTTCTAGAAAACTCTCAGTGGTATGTGTTGGAAGATGGTAATCTTGGTCAGGGTATGTACAGAATGCGCAATGACTCTATGACCGACCAATATCATGAAGTTGTACGAAAAGACGACAAGATTCGTGTAGAAGAAAATAATCTTTGCCACGACATTTTGGGTATACCTGTGTTCGAAGGGACACACATTCGTAGTGGACATCGGGTATTGTTCACTGCAAACGAAATTGCAAAGTAATGATCATGCGCCCTGAAGTATGGATGATATCGATTACCGATAATCCAATCTCTCAACATTATAAAAATATATGTGTTCCAACGTGGGAGAAGTTTGGGTTTAATGTAAACCACTTCGAAGCAAAAACGCCAAAAGATTTAAACGAAGATTGTAATTTTTTACCCTTTGGACTCAAGTACAAGTTTAGTAAAAACTTAGAGGTTGAATTCACTGACACTGAGAAAGCTGTATGGTACAGCCACTATTTTATGTGGAAGAAGTGTTGGGAAGAAAATACTCCGATCATAGTCATAGAACACGATACTCTTCTTTTAAATAAAATAAATCCAATCGTATACAAATATGATATGGTTTGTATGTCTCATTCAAGAGCTGTTATGCCATCGGGACGTATAATTAAAAAAACCCACGCGGGATCTGCTTATTATATTACGCCTAATGTCGCAAAGTCTTTATTGTCAGTTGATAAACAGGAAAAGGTTTTTACTAATTCCGACGCATGGTTACATCACAATTGTGATAAATATGGTAAATGGTGTAAAACCCTTTGCACATCTTACATAGACGATACGATAGGCTCGACGATAGAACATAACTAATATGAAAAATTTTAAAGAATTCATGAAGCAGTTCGATGAAGAGATCACGAACAACACCAGTCAGGTTCCAGGCGCAGGCAGTGACTCATCGACCGTTATTGTTCGTAAGAAGTACGACCGAAAAAATAAGCGCAAAGATGCTGTCGAGATTTTGCGCAGAATCCTACCAAAAAAAGTCTAATATCCCCTTTACAAAGTACCCCAAAATACTATATACTTCTACATCAAATTAAAGGTTTGGTCATGAAGATTATAGACTGCTTGGACTTTAAAATCATCTTACTCGAATCTTCGAACGAAGATCCCGATATGATACTTCCGTCATATGATGAGTCTCGGCTTGTCTATGTTCCTATGAAAGGATATATCGGAGAAGAGTTTTCTCATAGTAGATTCTTAACCGATGACCCGTCTCTCTCGTTTTCAAATCATCTCATGTGGGAAGGTTTGTTCGATTGGAAAGAACAACTGGACTACATCATCGATTGTTGTCAAAAATTTTGGGACACCGACAAGCAGATGGTCATAGAAAACTACGACTATCAAGAAGACGAACCTTTTTATGATTATTCGAAGTAATATGTCGTCGGTTTTGAACAATCTAAAAACCAACAGTAAAGCGTATGAAGTTATATCTGGTCTTGACAAGACGACACTTACTGCGTATACTATACGGTATTGTTCAGTCAGAGAAGACACCGCTTATCTTATCATCGTGTCAGAGACCATTGATGTCACATTAGGTAGTCGCTGGGCCCGAGCAAAGTTTCAGTGCCGAGAACAAGGCATCTATCTAGATGTGTCGGTTGTAACGAACGAACAATATATGAAGTGGGTTCACAACTCTGTACGCAGAGATCCCGATTCACCCGAAGAATGGTTACAAAGATGGTATAAGGTTTTTGAGAAAGAACCTAAAGATGGTCTCTGGGCAAAAGCCGCAGATCATATATACTATCTGAAAGATATTCGTCATTACGAGTCTATCGCACCGAAGATACTTGAAAACGGTTACTTCTCTCTGGGAAGATAACCTCTACAGTTTGGAATAAAAATGAAAGTAGATGTGAAATACGACCGCGACGATCTGTTGACAGATTATGCGGTAGGTATGCTAAAAGATTTTTACATGATTGAAGGCGAAGATTCACCTCAAGATGCCTACGCAAGAGCAGCTGAGGCATGGTCCACATATCAAGATGAAATGGACCCGTACTTGGCACAAAGACTCTACGAGTACGTTAGTAAAAAGTGGTTTATGTTCGCGTCTCCGGTTCTCTCGAACGCGCCTAAAGAAGGTACAAAGACACGCGGTTTACCCATCTCCTGTTTCCTTACTTATGTGCCAGACACACTAGAAGGTCTGATAGAACACTCCAGCGAGTTGCGTTGGTTGTCTGTCATGGGTGGCGGCGTCGGCGGTCACTGGGGAGACGTGCGTACAGTCTCTGACATCGCGCCTGGCCCGATTCCTTTTCTACACACAGTAGATGCAGACATGATCGCGTATCGTCAAGGGAAGACGCGTAAGGGGTCTTATGCGGCGTATCTGGATGTACATCACCCAGACATCACAGAATTTCTAAACATTCGCATTCCTACAGGCGACGTACAACGTAAGGCGCTGAACATCCACAATGCGATCAACATCACCGATGAGTTTATGGCTGCGGTGATTAACAACACAGATTTTGACTTGCGTGATCCAAAGGACGGAATCGTAAAAGACTCTGTCAGTGCACGTAAGTTGTGGGAACGAATTCTTGAGGTGCGTTTCCGTACAGGTGAACCCTATCTAAACTTCATTGACACTGCGAATCGTGCCCTTCCGACACCATTAAAGGAAAAGGGACTACGCATTCACGGATCAAACTTGTGCAATGAAATCCACTTACCTACTTCTGCAGAAAGGACTGCGGTGTGTTGCTTGTCTTCACTAAACTTGGAATACTATGATGAATGGAAAGACACTAATATCGTGCGTGATCTTATTCGTATGCTGGATAACGTTCTCCAATACTTCATCGATCATGCGCCAGATAGTATTTCCCGCGCCCGTTATTCGGCAGAGAGAGAAAGAAGCATTGGACTGGGAGCAATGGGTTTCCACTCACTTTTACAAAAACACTTTGTTGCTTGGGAATCAGACAAAGCCCGAGAAATAAATAAAGTCGTGTTTGAGCATATCAACCACGAAGCAAAAGAAGAATCAAGACTCCTTGCGAAAGAGCGGGGTGAATACTCAGACGGTTTAGGTTCAGGGATGCGCAATGCCCATCTATTAGCAATAGCACCTAACGCGTCGTCGGGAGTCATCTTATCCACGTCACCATCAATCGAACCATTGAAGGCATGTGCTTACACGCACAGAACTCGCGCAGGTTCGTTTTTAGTGAAGAACTCGTATCTCACGACCCTTCTCAAAGAAAAGGGTCAGGACAACGAATCTACGTGGTCTAGTATCATTACCCGAAAGGGATCAGTTCAACACTTGCCGTTCTTGAATGAAGGTGAGAAGGCGGTCTTTAAGACTGCCCAAGAACTGGATCAAAACTGGGTGGTGACACACGCGGCTGACAGACAACCGTACATCTGTCAAGGTCAGTCGGTCAATCTTTTCTTCCCGTCAGGAGCACCGAAACGTTATGTTAATAAGGTGCATTTCACGGCCTGGAGGAAGGGGTTGAAAGGTCTGTACTATCTACGCACAGAGGCAAAGTCTCGTGCGGAGACGGTATCAGACAAAGTGGAACGGGTTGCGTTGCAAGACGATAACCGTACCATACTTTACGGCAAAAAAGATTGTCCGTATTGTAAGATGGCCGCAGAGGAACTGTCACTACGCGGCATAGGATACGACTACGTTGACCTTGAGGAGATAAAGAAGTCTGCCGCAGAGGTCACAGGAAGAAAAGTCGAGACAGTTCCTCAAATTTATCTGGAAGGCAAGTACATAGGTGGTTATGAAGATCTTATGATGCATCTAAAGGGTGAAGTGGAGTACGAACCAATTGAAGGTGGCGACGAATGTCGGGCCTGCGAGGGTTAATAAACAATTCAAATAAAGGATTAGTATGTCATTACTAAAAACATCTGAAACATATAAGCCGTTCAAATACCCTTGGGCGGTTGAACTATCAAAGAAACACGAGGAAATACACTGGATTGAAGATGAAGCAGAACTGTCAGAAGATGTACAAGATTGGAAAACCAAGCTGACAGATTCGGAGAAAGAATTTATTACTCACGTACTGAGATTATTTACTCAGTCGGATGTACAGGTAGGGGAGAACTACCACGAACTGTTGATACCAAAGTTCAAGAACAACGAAGTCCGCAACATGTTGTCATCGTTTGCGGCACGAGAAGCAGTACACCAACGTGCATACGCACTTCTCAATGATACACTTGGTCTGCCAGACGAAGACTTTCACAAGTTCCTAGAGTACAAGGAGATGGCAGACAAGATCGATTTTATGAAAGAGGGTGAAACGAACTCTCACACTGGACTTGCTCTCGCGTTAGCGCAGTCGGTGTTTAACGAAGGCATGTCTGTCTTCGCATCGTTTGTTATGCTGCTCAACTTCCAACGTTTTGGAAAGATGAAGGGTATGGCAACAATCGTCGAGTGGTCCATCCGTGATGAGACTATTCACGTACAAGGTAACTCAAAGTTGTTTCGCGAGTTCTGTGAGGAACATCCTCGCATCGTGAACGACGAACTCAAGTCAAAGATTTATTCTATGGCTGAGAACGCAGTCAGGTTGGAAGAGAAGTTTATCCAACTTGCATTTAAAGGTAATGAGGTTCAGGGTCTAACCAAGAAGGAAGTCCGCGACTATATACGTCACATTGCTGACCGTCGTCTGCTTCAGTTAGGAATGAAGCCATTGTTTAATCAAAAGAAAAACCCACTGCCGTGGTTAGACTGGGTGCTTAATGGAGCATCCCACGACAACTTCTTTGAGAAACGTGTAACGGAATACTCTGTTGCAGGTATGGAAGGTGAAGACTTCGGTTGGGAGGATATAGAATTAGAGGTAGCGTGATGGACACCGAATACAACATCGAGTGCCCGATTTGCGACATAAACACTATAGTGCGAGTACCATACGAGGATGAAATGCCTAGACATTGTCCTATGTGTGGTGCGGATGTCGAATCGGAAATAGCATCCGATGATGAATAACTTACCAGACCTATACATAGGTTCATGGAATGGTTATATGAAGACACCACATTTGAACCCGAAGACGGTTTTCTCGAAGACTATCAAGGGTTCGTCTATCTGATTACAGAGCTTGATACTGGTATGAAGTATATCGGTAAGAAGTTCTTTTGGAAACCTAAAACACTGCCAGTGACTAAGACTCGAAAGCGTAAAGTGAAAACGCGAGTAGAGTCTGACTGGCGCAAATACTACGGATCTAGCCAAGAACTCAAAGAGGCTGTCGTGCAACGCGGCGGTGAGAACTACAAACGAGAGATCCTCAAACTCTGCCGTACCAAAGGCGAGTGTTCCTACTACGAAGCAAAACTCCAGTTTGAGTACGATGTGCTCCTACGCGAAGACTACTACAACGCATTCATCGGTTGTAAGATCCACGCCAAACATTTACCACAATAAATGTGAAAAAATACCACAAATAACTCTTGCGTCTTTTCAAAACATGCACTATAATGTGTATGTAAAGTTGAGATAGAGAGTGATATTATGATTTTGATTGAAAACATTAATGAGTTTGTGGGTCGTATCCCCACTGGCCACGAGTTGATCGTGATGGAAAAGGATGAAATCGACACTGCGATGACTTTGTTCGGTTTCGACGAAATCGGTATGTTTGACAATATGTTTGTCAACCCACAATATGCTTTCTTGGAGGTTGTGTAATGGATGCAGTATTAGGTAATCTTTATAACGAGTTGATGTGCCTCTGTGAGGTACGCGGGGAGTTGTCTCCCGAAGACAACGCACGTGTCGAGGACGCGATCCTCGCACTTCAACTCAAAATCGAGAAGCTGGAGAAATCCAGTTTGTGAATATTCACACAAAAAAGTTTCAAAAAAGTGTTGACTTATTTTCAAAACTTGGTATAATGGGTACATAAAGTGATGAGAGAGATGATTATGACCTACGAAGAAAAGATTGCGATGTATGATGAGAAGCTGAAGTACGAAGTGTGCCCGATGCGCATTCGCCAACTTGAGGGTCGCAAATACACTTTGATGTTCGAAGAAGTTCAACGCCGACTCAACGAGTTTGTCGGCCCTAAAATGGAGATTCCACTACAATGAGTCCTTATCGAGATCACGTTCGTCGCGAACGAAAGAAAGAACCAGAAATCAGTAACGGTGGTTTCATTGCCTACTTGACTTTGGTCTGTATGGGAATGGCACTTGGTTTCATGATGGGTTACGGTCTACTTTATACCTGAGTGTGAATATTCACGAAAAAAAGTTTTCAAAAAGTGTTGACTTATTTTTAAAACTCGGTATAATGGTCACATAGAGTTAAGAGAGAGAAGAGATGTCAGGATTTTATCAATTGAGTAATCAACCTTTTCAGTGGACAATGAAGTCTGGTGCAAGAGGTAACATGGCTATGGATGCGAAGTCCAACCAACACTTTTCACGTTGGGTAAACCGCGACCTTCAACGCGCTGAACAAACTGGTGACTGGTCTGAGTTGTTACAGAAGGCTGAAACTCAAACTCGACGTTTTCGCAACGATTTTTACGCCTAATACCTAAGAGGGTTTTGTTATGTCTAATTCAATTCGTGTTGTTTTCCACACTCAGTACCGTGAGAACTACGGTGCCCATGATTGGGACGGTGAGGGTTACTGCCCTCAGCACTGGAAGTGCAAGGGTGGCTCCACCTATATCGTCTCCGCGTCTGCGGCAGACATCGCTGATTCCCAGTGGTGGGATATGGTGGCTAAGTGCATCACTCACTCTTCTGCGTACTCTGAGGAGTATGTCATCTCCGAATCTGTTGTCGATGCTATCGACTTCGTGGAGTCAGACCACGTTGAGGAGTGGGAAGAACCCAGCTATGTTTCTCACGTTGATAGGGTGCGTGGTGAGCTTCACTGTTCGCGTGAGTCGAAGTCATTCTTCGACCTCAAACCCGTTGCCATGAACACTTGGATTCAGGTGTCAGGTGGTGGACGAATTGATTGTACCTACGAAGAGTATGAGGCGGCTGCATAATGTTTTCTCCGGAGTGGGTTGCAATTGTTCCTTTCCTAATCGTAGGGGTTGAGAAAAACGAAGAAGAAGATGTGTAAAATTCACATAAACTTTTTTTCAAAATGTGTTGACGGATGTTTTTAAATCGTGTTATACTTACCTTGTAAGTTAATGAGAT